CGCTGAAAGCAATAATAGTCCTGCTTATGGCACTGGCGCAGATTGGGTTGCGCTTGGCAGTGCATATGGGATTGATGCAGCGTATGCACTCGCATTCTTTTCGCACGAAAGTACATGCGGCACAAATACTGCATGGGCTGGATTGAAACCAGATGGCACGAATACGCACAACATCGGTAACATTATTTGTGCAGGGTATGCAACCTGTTATGGCCGGTTTCGTGACTATACTGATTGGCATACTGGTATTGAAGATTGGTTTCGTCTGATTACGGTTGAGTACATTCAACAGCGCGGTTTAACAACGGTTGCGGGTATCATTCCAGTGTATGCGCCTAGTGAAGAAAATGATGTTGAAGCGTATGTTGGCGCGGTGAATGAACTGGTGACAGAATGGCGCGCTAGGCCGCTTGTAACGGCTTCTGACAAGCGTGCATTGCTGGTAGCGTATGCAACTAGCCTTGTGGGTATTCCATACGTTACGGGCGGGCGTAGCGCGTCTGGTGGTGATTGTAGCGGCACAATGCAGCACGTTTATTTGACGGTTGCGGGTATCGACATTGGCGCTACCACGTTTAGCCAGTTTCCCGCGCTGAAGCCGATTGAACTAGCACAGGTGCAACCGGGCGATTTGGCATACTTTGACGGTTTCTCCGATGGTGATGAACACGTTGGTATGATTGCAGATGTGAACGGTGATGGCGCATGGGATTTAATAAACAACGGCGGATTACAACATAACATGCACATTGACTACTCATTCCTAGATGAACCGTATTTCAATCAGCATCTAAAGGGTTTCCGCACTGCCCTGTAGCATTCTCTCTTTTTTTGTTTTGGGTGTAGACATGAAAGACGTTATAGTATATAATTGCGGCATTGAAGCATAGCAGGAAGAACGATGTATACAGTTGTTAATGCAGATGTTGTGGCATGGGCCGAAGCCTATCAAGGGCCGAAATTTCACGCCATGCTCACTGACACACCCTACCATCTAACCAGTATCACCGAGCGATTCGGCAAGAATGGCAGCGCGCCAGCGCGGTACGGCAAAGATGGTGCATTTCAGCGCGCCAGCAAGGGATTCATGGGGCAAGATTGGGATGGCGGCGATGTGGCATTTCAGGTGCGAACATGGCGCGCATTCTATAACATTATGCATTCAGGCGCGTTCAATTTCGCGTTTGCCGGTTCGCGTGGCTGGCACCGCATGGCGGTTGCTATCGAAGATGCTGGTTTTCTCATTCATCCTACAATCTTTCGAGTGACAACCATCAGCGGCGAAACGCTAATGTGTTATGCAGAAGATGTAGCAGCACTGGTTGCAGCGGGTGAAATTGCCGATGATGCGGCGTTGCGGGCGTATGATGTTCCTGCCATGCTAGGTTGGGCCTATGGTTCTGGATTTCCAAAGGCGACTCGCCCTGATACCACGATTGACAAACGGGCGGGTGCAGAACGCAAGGTTGCAGGTACACGGAAGCAGAAAGGTGCAAAGTTCAAACAAACCCAAGCGATGATTGATAATGGGGGATTCAATGATCCCGCCAGAACTGAATACACGGTATTTGAACCAAGTTCTGAAGCCGCAAAAGCATTTTCAGGCTATAGGTATGGCGGGCAAGCCCTGAAGCCAGCGATTGAACCGATCATCTGCTTTCAGAAGCCGTATGATGGTGATGCGGTTTCGAGCATTCTAGCCACTGGCGCGGGTGCGCTGAATATAGATGGTGCGAGGGTGGGTGTTTCTGATAACGACAAGCAGGCAATTCAGGGTAGCACTCGCGGCCCGATTGCGGGTAAGGGCTATGTTGGCAATTTTGGACTAAGGGCAAATTACGAACCTGTTCAATATAACGCAAACGGCAGATGGCCCGCAAACCTTATCCTAGAACACGCGCCAGAATGCACGCCTGTTGGCGCAAAGCGCGTGAAAAGCGCAAATGGCAAGGCTGATAGCAGCGCTGGTGTTCAGGGCGTTGTGGTCGCAGGGCATGCGGGCGGCGCACACAAAAGCGGCGCGCACTATGGCGATGCAACCGGGCATGAAACGGTTACGCAATGGCAGTGCGTTGAAGGTTGCCCGGTTCGGATGTTAGATGAACAGAGTGGACAAACGGTAAACGGTGGTAGGAGTAATGTCAAGCATTCGAAATCGAAGAATGGGTATGATGGTGGTTGGGGTGATTTCACAGATTCATATATTGATGATACTGGCACGGCTTCACGCTTCTTTTTTAATGCAGATTGGCAGTTGAATGCAATCGAGCAAATCGAGCAAGCCGATCCCATTGCGTATATACCGAAAGCATCAACGACTGAACGCGATGCTGGCTTGCATCAATTCCCGCCATTGACGGTGAATGATGGGCGTGAAACACCGATTGATAATGCATACCAGCGCGGCGAAACAGTACGGTTTAATCCCCACGCAACCGTCAAGCCGCTATCACTCACTAAATACCTTGCAACGTTACTGCTACCGCCTGAAATGTACGGCGATGAACGGCGGTTGTTTGTGCCATTTAGCGGCGTGAACAGTGAAGTTATTGGTGGTTTGCTTGCGGGTTGGCCGAATGTGGTTGGCGTTGAACTGGTAGAAAAGCACGTTGAATACGCGATTGCACGAACAAATTGGTGGCTGCAAGCAAGTCGCGTGGCAATGTCAACGGAGCCGAAAGAAATTCTTGAAGCGGTTGATGATAGCGCATCAATTGAAGAACTTGCTGGTGTGATTACATTGTTTGATATGATGGTGTAGCAATGCGGCTTGATTGGGATGGTTATTTTATGGATATTGCGCGCAGGGTTGCAGAACGTAGTACGTGTGATCGGGCGCATGTAGGGTGTGTGCTAGTGCGTGATAATCGCGTACTAGCCACTGGCTACAATGGCAGTGTATCAGGTATGCCGCACTGTGATGATGTTGGGCATGATATTGTGAATGGGCATTGCAAACGCACTATTCATGCTGAAATGAATGCAATCATTCAATGCGCTATTCACGGTGTTAGTTCGAAAGGGGCAATAGTTTATGTAACGCATTACCCTTGTTATGATTGTGCAAAGGCACTGGTAAACGCGGGTGTATTGGTTGTCAACTACGAACAAACGTATGGAGTATTTCACGATGTATTTGAACGCATAGGAGTGTGGTGTATTTTATGAAAGCGAATGATTATCAGAAAGCGGCAGAACGCACGATGACAGCCGATACTAGCAAGCATGATCGGTTGGTGAATGCCGCATTAGGATTGGCGGGCGAATCTGGTGAAGTGGCTGATACAGTAAAGAAATACCTGTTTCATGGGCATAAACTTGAACGTGATAAGGTGCTGAAGGAATTAGGCGATATTCAATGGTATTTGGCGCAAGCGTGCAACGCACTTGATACCACGCTTGAAGAAATTATGCAGATGAATATCAACAAATTGATGGCGCGGTATCCTGAAGGTTTTAGCTTTGAACGGAGTATCAACCGCAATGAGTGAACGAACACAAGAACAGCAAAAGCAACTGATGCACCTATCAGCACGCTACGGCTATGCATATGATGATGTTGAAGCGGCACTATCGGTGATTACTGAAAACAATAGTGCGGTTGCCATTCCCGCCGCAACGACGTTCGAACAGCAGTATGCAATATTGTGCGATTGTGCAGCACTTGCGCGCCAGCATCGCTATGATGTACTTGTTGAGTATGTCAACGATGGATTGGAAGCGGGTGTATGAAGTCGTTTTTGATCAACGCAAAGGGTGGTGCTGATTTGATGCGCCAGTTGAAAGAACTATTGGAACTGGAAAAGACGAATGCCAAGACTAAGCCCAAGTCAGTACAACAAACTGATAAGCCGCGCCAATCCTGAAATCAAGGCGCAACTAGCAGCACAGGGCGAAAAAGGGCAGTATGATTTTGCGCGTGATTTTCGGGTGATGCTCGAAAATCACGCGCCCGATCTATTGATCGGCATTCAATTCGAATACCGTTTCTATGATCGCAAAAAATGGAGTATGGACGCGGTATGGTTTCCTGAAATGGTGTTTCTTGAAATGAATGGCGGGCGATATAAGCACGGTGGCGGGCGGCACGGTGGCGGCGCTGATTACCAGAAATTGCGGGTTGCCGCTAGGTTAGGGTATCGCTATGTACCGCTAGAACCGAGTGATATTGATGAACGGTCATGGCGCGCTACGGTTGCGGAATTGCGACAGATATTAGGAAGATGAACGATGTGCAAACTACTGGCGTATCATCACCTAGATGAACTTATAAAAGAGACAAAGTTGTCGTATAATGATGCACCTGTTCCAGCAGAAAGGGTGCATCATGAAACGTGCGGCAATAGGGTTGCGAGTGTCAAGCGAAAAGCAAGCTGAAGAAGGTTTTTCGTTACCATCGCAGTTTCGGCGTAATACAGAATTCGCAACCACGCAAGGGTTTGAAGTTTCAGAAGAACATATTTTTAGAGAGGTATTTACTGGCACGAAAGGTGACAGACCAGAACTAAACAAAATCAAGGCACTGATTGAAGCGCGCCAGATTGACGCTTTGATTGTGTACAATGCTGATAGGTTCTTCAGGAACCGCATTGAAGCCTACCTTATGCGCAAGTTTATGCAAAAGTACGATGTTGAATTGTACTATGCTGAAAAGGGGCGTAAGGTGGGCTTCACGTTAGATGATGAAATCCTAAATGGCATTGAAGAACTACTTGCTGAAGTTGAAAAGGCAAAAATACATGAACGAATGATGCGCGGCAGATGGGAAAGGGCGATACTTGGCACGATTCCCGGCCAAACGAAACCGCCATATGGGTATCATCGGGTGACAACGGTAGAAGATAAGAAGCGCGTGCATCGGTTTGAAATCACGCCTGAACAGGCGAACATTGTACGTATGGTATTCAACTGGTATGTATTTGAGCATTGGACGGTATTCAAGATACGTGATGAATTAACCAATTTAGGAATACCAGCACCCGGCGATACTATACCATCGGTTCACCGCAAGTGGGGGTATGGTGTATGGGATGTTAATCCTATCTACCGCATGTTGGCGCACAGTGCGTATACGGGCAATCTGATTGTACGCAGGGTATACGAAACACGCGACGGCATACGCAAGAAATTCATTCGCCCTGAAAGCGATTGGATAACGATACAAATACCGCCCATAATCGAACAGGAAATATTCGATCTGGCGCAAAAACGCCTTAGCACAGGCAAGCAACTTTCGCCACGCAGTAAAAATCCGAATACGACACACCTATTTGCGCGGCGTGTTCACTGCGAGTGCGGCATGGCAATGCGTACTGCAAAGAACCACGATGGCCGATTAGTAGAATACTATCGGTGCATGAGTAGTGATAGCCCGAATGGTGCATGCGGCATGGTGCATGTGCGGCGTGAATGGGTAGATGATACGCTATGGAGTGAGATTGAAGCCATTCTATTACAGCCGCAAAATTTACTTCTGAAAGTGCAAGCGCAAGAACGATACACACAATCGGGCGTTTCAGCATTTGATGAAGTAGCTTTTATTGATGAACAAATCAATCGGAGTGAAAAGCGGCGTGAAGCAATTCTTGATTCGATTATTGATACTCGCATTCAATCCATGCCCGATGGACAAAAAAGCGAAGTAATTGCTTCATTGAATGTGCGGTTACATGATGTGGAAAAGTCACTGACCGAACTACGCACCGAACGCCAGAAAAAGCAGGTTCAGTTGCAAGCCAGCATGGAGATTGAACATTGTGATTGATGATTTAGATATTCGGGTAAAAATCGTTCGTGATAACGATAAACTATTAGCCCTGCTAGACGTATTCGGAGTAACCATACAAGTCTACATTCACTGAATTGGCGTGACTTCGCTGCCCGTAATACAGTGAATGTAGCAGAAAGCGATATTAACATGACTGATTTTTATAATGAACTTCCCTCACTCGCAAAGCCATACACTGCAATTTCGCTTGCATCTAAGGCTGATGCGAATCACAAGAACCGATGGATTGAAGCCAATGCAATCACGCTTCGTTTCGGCGGTGAACTTCTGGCATACTTTGCCAAGCGGCGTATGATACCTGAACTGCAATCGATTATTGCCGTGTTGTACGATGAGTGCAGGGCAAATGGCGTTGATGATTTGCTGCAAACCTTTGTGAATGTAATCGCGGATGAATACGGCTTGCCCGAAATCAGGATTTAACCAGCGCAACACACTTTCACCCCATGAACCGAGCGGGCGAAAATTGCCCGTATTTTTGTGCAAATTGATACTTGACAAATAAGAAATGATACTATATAATACTGTCATTGAAGCAAGCACACTTGAAAGATGAAGTCAATGAGCGTTACATTTGCTGATGAAAACGGAAAAACAATTACACAGGCCGAATGGGTTAATAAATTCGCCATTCCCTCACTAACAAAGAAGCAGCGCGAAGTATATATGGCAATGAAGGACGGTTATACACTGGTTAGCGATCAATATACTTGCAAGAATTGGTTGAAGAAAGACGGTTGTGCGGATATTCCTGTTCGTAATTCTGTTGTATATGCTTTGTATGAAAAGTATATGCTTGAAGAATTCGGTGAACTCAAAAGCAAAACAACTGATTTGCATAATCATAATCGTGTATATGTTCAGAATTGGTATAGACTGATTTACGGCATAGGGGAGTGACATGGGTATTCAGAAATACGTAATCGTTGAAAAGGGTATCTACTATGATGGTTTTCTTGAAATGCCCTTAATGTTTGCCGATGGTTCACCCGCAAATATCACATGGCATGGTTATGCTTGGATTGAAGAAAACACCATGCGAATTGCACCGGGCGGCGCATGGTCGGTGACTATTCACGATGTACAGATCGGAAATCCAACGCCCGAAAGCCTTGAAAATCATCGCCAGTGGTATGCGGGTTACAACGCCGGAAAGGTACAGCAGCGTCGGCGTTGGCCGAATGGCGATGATATTCATCAGTATTACAAAGATGGACTGCGGCGCGCATGGGAAGAAAAGGGCAAGCCGTTTGATGATGCGTTTTGGAAACAGTATTGGAGAAATCGATAATACAATACACTGAGGTAAGCGCACTTAATTTCTGAAAGGGCAAGGCGGTGGCTAGTTATCGCGGCGATAACCACAGGGGTGAATATACACACAATGTTGTTACGTGCAAGCGTTGTGGAAATCCTAATTGTGTATGGGTTGAAAGTCGCAAAACGGGCAAGTTTTATCTAGTAGAACATGCTGGTGTTGGCACGCCCGATCTTGACTTCTACTATGTTCGAACGAATTTTCACAAGTGCAAAGAGAGTAGCGAGTAATGCAATACACTGAACTGAAGCCGAAAGCAATCAAGCAAGATATATTGAACGGTGGCGTGCTATTACTCGAATTCTTCATTAATCCGCTAGGTGATACCAAATCGCGCTATGTTCACAATGGTGCAATGGTGCGCAATGCGGTTGCATATCGGATAATCAATGAAATGCAACTTGAAAGCACGCCTGTTACGAATGGACATGCATACGGCTTGCCCTTCACGCATACAGTGATGGTTCAGCACTATGGCAAACAGCCTGAAATGCTGAATACATACACGTTCAAACCATCGGCATTGCAGCACATGTGCCAGCAAGCCGAAATCATGAAGGGCTATTACAAGCGGTATGGTATGGTTGAAGATGCGTTTGTTGTGTTTACTGAAAGCGGATTACACAAGATTCGGCTATGGGTTAAAAGTGAAAGGGTGGCAACCAGTGAGTGAGAATACACCGAGAAGCCATGAAGATGTTGATGCAATCCGTGATGCTATCGCGGCAAAGTTGCGCAGCGCGGGTTTTCATGTTGATACATACTTGACTTTCTTGGTTGTTTCCAAGAAAGGGCGAAGACTGGTACGGGCTGATGTTGAAGGTGTGATTGCTGAATTCCCAATCAACCGAATAGATGAAACATCAAAAGGACAATTGAACGTTTTGTTTCATAAGTCAGGGCAGTAGAAAGGGATTGTGTTTTGGATAATATCGGCTTCAACTTGGCAGAACGTATTGCTATCGGGTTTTCATATATCGTTGGCGGTTTTGGGATTATTCTAATCGGAAGCGATCTGTTCATTCCGTATGTGCTGAAATGGGCAATGGATAGGGTTGAGGAAAGGGCGGTAAATGCAAACAGTAAATCTATTGCGTGATGCTGGTTTTCAGGTTCAGGATTTATTCACTTGTCTAGTGGTATCGAGTGAACGTGAAATCACGCCACTAGAAATCATGTCAGTGCTTGAAGGGTGCGCGTATTCGGAAGTAAGTAAAATTGATGCAAAGTGTGTAATGGTGACGTTTTGAAAATATCAAGCAAAAGGAATCGTAAATTCTATTTGTATATGGGAACGGCGATGATACTAGAAGCCGCTTCATATCGCGCAAGAAATAATATCATCGTAACAGGCAAATACCGCCCACCATTACTACTAACGCGATTGATACGAATTTACATCAATAAAGGGTATGGCACTGAACAGTTAGATGATATTTTTCGAAGTCGAAAGCATTTATTGGATTGGAAAGGGTAGTAGATGCAAATAAAACGGGGTGTTAGTAGAACTGTATTATTGATAGGTTCATATGCAATCAAGATGCCAAGTTTCCGAAACGGCAGCAGATATTTTGTAACAGGTATGCTAGGAAACATTCTTGAATGTGAACATTGGAAGGTGACGCATCACAGTAATCTAGCGCCTGTATATCATTGTGGAATTATTGGTTTGTGGCTTGTCATGAAGCGGTATAAAACGATATTAGATCGTTTACTTACGAATGAAGAATTATCGCAATTCCCATTTCTGAACATTGACAACAACGGCGAAAATATTGCCATTGATGATGGAATACTTGTACTGATAGATTATGGAAATGTTGGATGGTATTTGCTATTTGATGAAAGGGTGAAAGAATGAACTTCAAGAAATGGTTCAAATCGGAAGAAAAAGAACGCGATCTAAGTGTTTCAAATTGGTCATGGCGCGAATGGGCAAGCCTTATCATTCATGTGGCGTTTGGCCTTATTCCGCTAGTGTATGGCACGGTTTCAGCGTGGCATTTCTGGTACGATATGTTTGGTGATGGATTGACTCCAACGCTACTTGTTGGCAGCGTTGAAGCCATTGCACTTGCGGGTTTCCTGATGTACATCGCATCAATCGAATCGCCATTCGTGCATATGCGGCACGGCTTGCCGTTTGTAAGCGTTGTGGGCGTGTGCTATGAACTGTTCAAATCGCTGAATAAGAACAATGGCGATAACTGGTACATTTCCATTCCGTTGACTATTGTGGTTGCGCTGATTTTCATGGCGGTTTTGTCAACCGTGTATAAGGCTATTGAAAACCTATTTACCGATCCATTCGAAAAGGCAGATCGGCGGGTGCAACACGAATTGAAAGCAATGGCAGTGCGCAAATATCAATACGACTCTGAAACAGCACTGTTCAAGCAAATCGGCATTATTCCTACCGTAACAACCGTGAATGCGCCAGCGCTTGAACTTGTATCGAGTGTAAGCAAGATTGCGCCGCAATTGCACGCAAAAACGTTTAATGTAAGCCCTGAAGTATACCCGCTATATAACGCCATTCTGCAAGAACTGGAAATTGATCCCACGCTGAACATTGGTGTAATCGAAACGAAAACAGGCAAGGCGCGGCGCACCATTCAACTGCGCATTGCAGAATTGGTGCAAGCGGGTGTTTTAACGCGATTGGGCGGCGGTTTGTACGAAAAGAACGGCGTTGAATTGCAAGTTCAGCCATAAATGACTAAAACACTAGACAAGTATGGTATTGTGTGCTAATATAGGCATTGCCTAGTTCACACATGCCGTGGTTGACGGTTTAGAAAATTCAGTATAGTATACAGCGCCCGCATTGCTGGCATGTGTGAACTAGGCATTCGCACAAAACAGCAATGCGGGTATTTTGCATTTGAAAGGGTTGTACCGAGATGGCAGCACAGGCACCGCGCATGAGTGAAGCGGAAAAACAAGCACTATTGAATGGAATGTTTCGCAATGCTGGAATCGCACCGGGCGCACCGAGTATGCCGGGTATGATGGCAAGTGAGCAACTAACCTTAATCGAGCGTCTAGCGCCTTTGTGGGGCGTTACGGCGGGTAAGTGGGTTGCCGAGCAAGATAAGGGTATGCGGGTTGCAAGCGGGCTGGTTGGCGTGTTGATGCTGGTGATTGGTTTGTTTCTGCTAGTCGGTGGTGGTTACACCAGTATTCAGGGCGTGCGTGTGCCGCTAGGGTTGACATTGCAGCGGCTAGGGTATGATACAATCAATCCTGAATCATTTCCCGCGCTAGGCTGGTGGTTACTGCCATTCGCAAACAACGTGATTCAAATCTTCAGCAAGCACATTAGCGGGTTGAAAAAGATGTGGTTTCCAAGCGTATTGTTTGACACTGGAACCACAGCCGTTTATATGACAATTGGCGTTGCGGCGTTTCTGGCAGCATTCGAGCGAAGCGCACCAATTCTGGTTGCCGCATTCATTGCAACTGCAATTAGTCTCTTGATTGTGGTTCAGGCTGAAAAAATCACGTTTGCAGCACTATGCGTGATTCGTGGCGCGGTAAAACGAAAGGCGTAATCATGAGCGAACTATGGTTGCAAGCTGTTTATAGCCTGTTCTGGATTGCTGTGCTAGGCGGTGTTGCGGGCGTGTTTTGGGCGATCATTAGCTATCAGGAACGAACACCGCGCAACACCAGTGCAACGAGTGCAACGGGTATGCAACTACCTGTTGCACCGATGCAACCGAGTGCAAGCCAGCATTACACCAGCGTTGCACCGATGCAACCGAGTATGCAACCGAACACCGCGCCAGTACAAGCACGCCCGATTGCAGGTAGTGCATGGGTTGATGCACCTGATGATGATTGGGGCGTTGCACCGATGCAAACAGGCGTGCAAACAATCAAACTGTCAACGCTTGCACAATCAGATAATATTCTAGTGGTTGGGCAGAAAGGCGCAGGTAAAACCACGCTACTGCGCAAGATCGTTGCCAAGCGGCGTGATAAGGGCGAACAGTTGATTGCACTAGACCCGCACGCAAAACCGGGTAAATGGCCGTGCTATACGGTTGGTGGCGGGCGTGATTATGATGCCATTCAAACGGCACTAATCAAAATCGAAACCGACATGGATTCACGGTTCAAGCAAATGGCGAAAGGTGAAATTGCTGAAGGTGAATTTCCGCGCCGCGCAACGGTTAGTGATGAATACCGTTCGATTACTGATAAACTGAACGGCAAGGGCGAAACCGTGAACGCTGGCAGTTTGATGCTATCACGTATCAGTGAAGGGCGTAAGGTTGGTGAATGCGCACTAGTTGCGTGCCACAACGATACGGCTGAAGCACTCGGTATTCAAGGGAATACCGACATGAAAACGTGTTTTGATTATATCGTATACATGGGCGCACTGGTTGACAGCAATCGAACCTACAAAGCACCGGCAGATGTAAAGCGTGAAGCAAAAGCACTGGCGCGGCCCGCGATTGCGTGGCATCCTGAACGCAACAACTGGTATGTTCTGGAAGATGATATTCCAATGGACGAAATAGAAGCGGGTGAAATGGTTGAACTACCGAGCAAGCCAGTATCACCCGAAAAGAAGCCAGCAATCGCGCCAGCGCCAGCGCAAACCAGCGATGCAATCAGCCTAGATGATGCGCTGAAGATTGCAAAAGCGATTGCAGATTACAGGGAAAATGGCAACAAGTTTGCTGCTATTGAACGGGCGTTTGGCGTGCAACGCGGTGGTGCGAAGGATTTCTTGCGGGCGCGTGAATTGGTTGATGCAGCACTAGAACTGGAAAAATCAGCATGATCATTTACGGCACTTTGCGCACAATCGCCATTTCGAGCGATGGTGAGAATTGGTACACGCTATACAGCAACCCATTCATTCCACTGCGCAGTTCGTACATACCCTATCACCGCATAATGAAACGCAAAATACGCAGGTATATTCGAGTAAGTGTGTAAAGAAACGCGGTGTATACAACACCGCGTTTCTGATTCTTCCTGAACTACTTGTTTCGAGTGATGCGCCCGTTTTCATCAACCGACAAGTACACAGCTTCATCACGCTTCACGGCAAACCATACCACGTACAACAGCGCTGGTAACACCATGAGTATCAGCAGCACAATGAAGAATAAGAAGCTGAACTTTTTCGGCTTCACAAGTTGCGCAGTGGTTGCGGTACTGGATTGGACGCGCCAACCGTCTTTAACGTATTTCTGTATTTCGCGTTGCAACAGGTTTGATCGTTCTTCTGTGGTGAGTGCTTGCGCCATGATGCGGTTCCTTTCATACTTGAATTCAACTGCACAGGCATTATACTATAGCCCTTGAAAATAGGCGCAAATTGCCTATTGACAAATAGGACGTATTGATATATAATACGTCCATCAAGGCAAGTGAATGAAAGTAAGGTGAACCCAATGCTTAATATGGAAATCAACCGCACATCTGAAGATGGTTTAACGCTCGAAACGTGGCGGTTTTATTTTGATGATAGCAAGTGCCGTTTGGTGTTTACTGGCTACACGAAAGAACAGAAAGCAACGAAGCGACATGGCTTTAAGGTGGTTCAGCGATGGGGCGCACTTGACAAGCGCACGAACACCATGACGCTAGATGAAGTGCCGTTTGATGAAGCCATTGCAGCACAGGCGCAAGCCGAATTTGTGAAGCGATTAACTGTAGTGAAGGCGTGGTGAATAGTATGAAAAGTGAACTAGTGACATTCTATCGTGTATACACAATAGAACGCGGTTTGATGATCGCATCTTCGATTACTGATGAAAACTTCAATAGTGAATTCAAAACAATTGAAGATGCGCAACAGGCTATTATTAATGAAGGTGTGTACGATGAATATGTAATTCTACTGATTACAGAATTGCGAGTGAAGGCATGATACTCACAAACGATGATATGATTGAAATCAGCAAGTTGCAGATTGAAACCGATATTTGTTCACACGTTGATGCGCGTAAGAACTTCAAGAAATCAGTTTGGCATATTTTCAAGATGCACAATTACACATGGGTATTCCGCACGATTATCAACCGTGAATATTATGAATATCATTTTCTAGATGAAGCGCTTGCATGTTTCAATACTGATGGTGTTGACAATCGCGGTGTTCAGGCGAAATCAATTGATGATTGGGAGTGATGATGAACCTACTAGGCCGCGCCATTCTGATTGCGAAGAAAGCGCACGAAGGGCAGTTTGATAAATCAGGTGTGCCGTATATCGAACATGTACGTTATGTAGCGCAACACGCGGGCGAATACGGTATTGAAGCCGAAATTATTGGCTGGTTGCACGATGTAGTTGAAGATACGAGTATTACGCTAGATGATTTGCGTGCGGTATTTCCTGCTGAGATTATTGATGCGGTTGACGCAATCACGCGGCGCTATACCGAAGATACGAACGATCCTGAACCGTATTTAGGCGTGTTCATTCCGCGCATCAAAGTAAATGCACTGGCGCGTATCGTGAAGATTGAAGATTTGCAACACAATCTATCGCGTATTGACAATCTACCAGAAGAACAGCGTGATGGTATGCGACGGCGGTATCAACGGGCATTGGAGATATTACAGCAATGATATTTATGCCGCTTTTTATTCTTTTCTTGTTATTTCCCGGTATATTCATTATAAACCACGCTAGAACGCAATCGAACAATCAAGCATTATTTTTCTTGTGGATTGGGCAAGCGGTCATTTTAACAATATTTGTAGTTATCATTCTGAAAGGTTAAACAATGGCGCACACAATCGATGTAACGATTGACGTGAACAAACTACTACGCGATTTGAATATCACAAAGCACGATTTATTCATAGCGCGGTTGTGTGAATTACTGCACACCGATGAAGAAACCGCAACCGAATGGGCTATATATAAAATTGCGGCGTATCGTGGTGTAAGTGAATTCGATGTAATGGCTGAAATGACAGATTTGGAAACACAAAGATGATTGAAGCACAGAAACGCAAGCCCTTATACAACTTTGAATACACTGATATCATTGAATGTCATTCATGTCGAAAGTTATATGCGGGTGATGGGTATTCAAGATGTATATATTGCAATGCAGGATTAGTGTATCAATGTTGGGTTGAAAGGCCGTATTCAAATGAACAGATTCAAAAACTGTATAACACCGAAGTGATGCGTGAAGCAACGGGATTTTTCGATCTACTGCCATACGCTGATAGTGAAACACTGGCGCAAGTAATGGCATTGTTTGAAGATTTCAAATCTGCAATGTAATAAACGTGCCTTGAAAAATATACAAATGCGGCGTATACTGCTATTACGTCGCATTTGTCGTTTCTTTTGAGGAATTCATGGCAAACTGGCTAGAAGTTCTTGGTTTTCAGGCAGCGCTACCACCAACCGCAAGCGCGCCGAATACAGAAGCCCCAACACCCGAAATACACCGCGCTATTGCGCGTGAATTAGCTGGCAAGCGCATTACCCACGCTGAACCGAACAATACCAGTGTTTACAATATAGATTTCCCTATTGAACCTATTAGCGCCGATGATCGTTGGCGTGATTTGGCGTTGGATGGTGAAACACTGGCGCGGCTTGAACCGGCTGAATTGCTCGAATTGCTTTCTGATATTTCACCCGATATTAGCCGCGCACTGTGGGATTTTCTACGGTTCTGCAATCCCGGTTATGAGTGTAAGGCGATGGTGAAAGGGAAGCCAGCAAATGACAAGCTACAAGCCGCGCTAGATGGCTTGCTAGACAAGCTGAAGGCACGGCATGGTTCGTTTGATATTATATTATCACGGCTATTCACTGGCGCGTTCTTGCGCGGCGCGTTTGTCGCAGAACTGGTACTGAACAAAACCGGGCGCGAAATGCTAGATATTGCAACGCCCGATCCTGCCAGTATGCGATTCCAGCAACGGCGCGATCCTGATTACGGTATTGTATGGGAACTAGGCCAATGGCAAAACGGTAAGTGGGTTTCACTCGAAAAGTACGATACGATTCGGTATATGCCCATTGATCCCTTGCCCGGTTCACCCTATGGCCGCGCCATTGCCGCGCCAGCGCTATTCACTACTATCTTTCTGCTAGGGCTGATGCACGATTTGCGGCGTGTGGTTGCACAGCAAGGGTATCCCCGTATTGATTTATCAATCAATATGGAAAAGCTATTTGCACTCATGCCCGAAAATATCCAAGATGATCCCGAAGCGCAGCGGGCATGGCTAGGCGCGATGATTACCGAAATTAAAGATGTGTATGCATCGCTTGAACCTGATGATGCATATGTTCATAGCGATGTGATTACTGTTGGTAGGCCGGTTGGCGCGGTTGACAGTTCTTCACTAGGCGCGATTTCTGGCATCATTCAGAACCTTGAAAGGCAAATGGTGCGCGCACTCAAAACCATGCCGCTACTCATGGGTATCACCGATGGTGTGAGCGAAGCCAACGCAAACCGCCAATGGGAAATGCACGCAGCGGGTATCAAGAGTATTCAGCACCTAGCCGAGTCATTGCTTGAACACTTGCTAGGTATTGCGTTGCGGGCAATGGGCATACCCGCAACCGTTGAATTTAGGTTTTCGGAAATTCGGGCGGCTGAACAATTCCGCGATGCGCAAACTGATCAGTTGAAGATTGCAAACGCAAGCGCGAAAAAGCAAGCTGGTTGGATTACACAAGATGAAGCCAGTAATGAGGTTACAGGGCATGACGCGGCGGTGAAAGATGAACCAAAACCACCTATGCTACCTGTACCAGTTCCCGTACCAGTAGCAGTGCCAGCGGGCGCGGCTGATGGAAACGAGCAATCGCAATCGGGTGATAATCAGAATGCCGATTTGAACGGTGAACAGAAAAGTACAGCCGCAGATCAGAAGCGCATAGAAGCCGCGCTGAACGAATTGCGCGCCAGTAGGAACGATTTGTTGGTTGCACTCGAAAGAATGGTTGAACTGGTATGATTCGTGCCTTAGAACGGCTTGCAGCGTTTCAGGGTATACCACAACACTATCTTGACACCATTCGCCTATATGCAGCGCTCGAAACACGTGGCATTGCTGATGCTGTGCCAGCAAAACAATTGGATTTAGAATCCAGATTTGCCGATGCACTCTATAAAGCGCTGCAAGCCTTTTACAGCGCGCCATTTACGCAAGGGTATAGCGATATACCCGAAAGCAGCGAAGCGGCTATTGTGGGCTGGCTGAAGCGGCAATACGGGCAAAATCCGCAGTGGGCAAGCGGCGTGATTAGCACGATGTTGCCATTCTTGCGGCAAGGGCTGAAATCTGGCGTTGAACAAGGGCTAGAACTGCTAGATGCACCTGTTGATGGTGTAATTGTATCGAACGAAGAACTACTAGCAGATGTTGCAGATCGGGCTAGTAGTTTAATGGCGGTTGATAGTGAGGTATCACTCACAAACACAACCATTAACAATCTAGGCAAAACGCTATTCAATGCGGTTGTGAGTGATATTGCATTTGGTGTTGCACTGGCAGCAATGGCGGCGCACATTCAAGCGCGTTCAATCCTGATTGCAGAATATGAAACGAGTCGGCTGGTTTCAATCGGTATGGTTGAAACGTACCAGCGCAACGGCGTTGTGCATATGGTGTACAACATTCGTGATAGTGATGCGTGTAAGATTTGTACGCCCGATGATGGAAAGCAGTTTTTGATCAAACCTGAATTATGGTTGCCACGGCACGCACATTGCCGATGTTTCTATACGCCTGATACAACGAATTGGAATCCGCCCGATGAATGGTGGCAAGGGAAATGAATACCGCAACTTCAACATCAATACAGCCGATTGAATTAGATGCAACAATTACTGCACTCGGTAATATTTGGCTACAATCGTTCTTACAACTGCACAACCCGAATACAACAGATGAAGATGTTATTGCGACGGCAGCGGCGGCTTCAGCGCTATTACGGCAAGTTTTGCGCCTATCGCGTGAACAAACAACCGTAATCATCGCACAGGAACAATTACGACACATTAAGAAAGAAGATACAACAACTGATACCGTTTCGCAGATTGTTAGCGAATTACGGGCTGATATTACTGCGCAATTCAATAGCGTTCATTTATCACTAGCACCAATTGCCGAAAGCCTCACAAGGATTACCGAGCAATTAAATAATCATGATTCGCGCATTTCGCAACTTGAACGCGATATGCAACTATTAAGGGAATACTTGAATGATTAAGTGTGTTTCGTGCGAAAAACCGATTGATGAAGGCGATGTTGGTATCACAGATCGGTTTAATCGTGTATGGTGCAAGGGTTGCGCAGCGCATGTACTCGCAACAGTGCAAACAGCAGCGCCGCGCCAGATGAAGCCAATCAACAATCGAGAAATGAAGCCATTGTAGCACTTGCATTATTTGAAAAGGCATGGTATATTCTTAATTGCCCTTTCGCACAAACGCCACTGTTTTTACGGTGGCGTTTGTGTTTTCCTGAAAAAGATTACAAAAGTATATAAACCACACTGATAAACGCGGTGTGGTTTCTTTTTGCCGCTTGACACGACTTTTACGCCGTGTTATTGTTTATTACGACAGAAGTGGTAAAACGTATGAAAGCATGAATTTCGCGCCTATCGAATGCGATTCATGCCAGAAACAGCAGTATTTTCATTTCCAGCGGCATTACAACCGCCACTATCAACACAATCAGCGGCAGACGCGCATTTGCTCGATTTAGCAAAATCGCGTGGCGCAGCCGATCCCACTATCTTTGATGAACATGCCCCGTATTTCTGGCGGGCTGAAATCAGTTCAAACCGCCTAGATTCGTATTTCACCCAAATGCAACCATCAACGTTGCGTAATTTTGCTGATTCGGCCAATCAGGGTGTTTCGTTCCTCAATTCTCACAATAGCCGCGAATTGGGGCTAGGCTATTCGCTCACTGGTGAATTCATTGGTGCGCAGAATAACGGTATTTCGCGGGTAATTGCTGATTTTTACACCATTCCCGGCATTCAATTGGGCAGTGTAAGCACCGATAATTTCATTAAAGGTGTGCGCAGTGGCCTAATTCGTGATGTTTCGGTTGGTTTTCACGGCGGGCAATACATTTGCAGTATTTGCGCCCGCGATATGATGGTTGATTACCAGTGCAATCACTATCCCGGTTTGCGCTACGAAGTAAAAGACCCAACCGGGTATGCAACGCTGGTTTCAGATCGGTTGTGCGTTGCGGCGATTGAAAACGGGCAATTGAGTGAGGTTAGCGCCGTTTATGATGGCGCAACACCAAGCGCGATGATTAGCCGTGCAACTGAAGCGGCGCGTGATGGTCGGTTGACTGAACGGCAAGTTTCATTGCTTGAACAGCAATACCGAATGCGACTACCCGAAAAGCGCGCCACTATCCAAGTACCTGCAATTGCTTCAAGCGGCATAATCACCATTTCAACATCTGGCACTTCTATTACCAGTGGAAGCACCTATATTCGTGGCGATTCCCAACATTCACCGCTTATCGCCAGTAGCACCAACGCTACTGACAACGATATACAACACCCTAACAATGAAGCCCCTACTGGCGATAAGGCCGAAATAGGGGAAATGGAAACCGAAAAGGAAGAAACTACTATGCCTATTGATGAAAAAGAGCATGAAGCGGTAGTAACCGAGCGAAATACGCTACTGGCGCAACGTGATGAACTGAACCTTCAGGTGCGTGCGCTAGGCGATGAAAACGCCCGATTGAAACCGTTGAATGATGAAATCACGACGTTGCGCCAGCGCGTACTAGAACTTGAACCAAAGGCGCGTGATGGTGAACGATACCGCGAAAACCTGATTGCTGATACGCTGGCTGAAGGCGTGCGCGCCTTTGGTGAAACCTTTGATGCTGATGCATACAAAACACTGTTGAACGGTGTGAACCTTGACATTGTGAAGCGTATGTACGCTGATTGGCGCAAGGTTGGCGATCAGTTGTTCGAAGGTGGGCGCAAAACGGTTGATAGCAGTGCTGAACCTGAAGCCAGCGATGCTACCGAAACCAAAACAAAACAACATTCTATTGCATACGCTGGTTAAGGAGTAATTCACATGGCTAATCCGCGTGATACCGTTTCATTTGTTGGTATCGATCCTGTTAACGTCACTTTCAAGATTGACAACAGCACTATCACCTATAGTGCAACCGCTAAAGGCGGCAGTTCGCAGATCGGCCTAGCGGTAACGTTTTCGGCTGATGATACGGTTGCACTTACTGCCGATGGTGATGCGGTGGTTGGCAAACTGCTTTTCGTTTCGGCTGATAACAAATGCACCGTGCAAATCGAAGGTGGCATGACGCTACCGGGCGGCGCAAGTGCAACCCTGACTCGCGGCAGCGCGATTGTGGGCGCGCTAGGCGCTTCGAGTGCCAAAGGCTACATTCGCAGCGCCGCAAGCGGCACGGCGGCTGAACTTGTCAAGGCGCGTGGCATGATCTTCAACAACGCTGATACCGCAAACGTAGCAGTGTTTCTATCGTAAAAGGACGTTCTAGCATGACTTCTACTGTTCGCGTTCGCGCTGGCGAACTGATTAAAAATTTCGGCCCACATCTGTACCGTGAAGCCTATAGCAAGCGCATGAGCCTTTCGGCTTGGCTTGAACACCAAGACCCTTCAAGCGGCTATGATGATGGATTGGATGCATTCGGGCGTTTGCTCATGGCGGCTGGCATTCGGGTGAATTCCATTCCTGAAGCGGGCATGTGGGCTGATACCTTTGATGCATTCGATAAAACACCCGAAACCCGCGCATTGGTGCATGAGTGGATGAGTCGCCAGTGGCGTTCAATCTCGGTTGGTACGCCCTATCACACTCGTTCAATCCTGACTTCTTACGAAGATGCAACTGGCACTTCGATGAAGCCGTATGTGAACGCGGCGCGAATGCGGTACAAGCAACTTGCCGCGCCGATTCCGCTTGAACAACTGATTGCATACACTACGGCGATTGATGGTGATAGCTATCGTGCATATTACCTAACCGATAGCGCCGCAGATCAGCGCATGGTTCGTGTGAATGAAGGTGCTGAAATTCCGCGTTCGAAACTGGTTGGCGGTGACAACACTACCAAACTGTACAAGTACGGGCGCGGCTTTGAAGCCACCTATGAAACCTTGCGGCGTCAACCGATTGATCGCATCGCAGTGCAGATTGCGCGCATGGCTATTCAGGCTGAAACCGACAAGGTTGCAACCGTAATTGACGTGATGGTAAACGGCGACGGCAACGCCAACACCGCAGCCACGAACTATAACCTAACGGCACTCGATAGCAGCGCAAGCGCTGGTACGCTTACCCTGAAGGCGTGGCTGGCGTTCAAGATGAAGTTTGTAGCGCCATACGCCATGACTAGCGCGCTGGCACAGGAAGCCGTAGCACTGCAAATGCAGCTTCTTAGCACTGGCAACGCCAACATTCCGCTAGTAATGGTGCAAGGTGCAAGCAATCTCGGTTCATTCAAGCAGATGAATCCCGGCCTAGCTGATGGTGTGGCACTCGGTTGGACGGCAGACGCGCCAACCCTGAAGATTGTTGCCTTTGATAATCGGTTTGCTGTAGAGCGCGTAACCGAAATCGGCGGCAACATCACCGAAGTTGAGAAATTCGTTTCGCGCCAAACGCAAGGTCTGTTCATGACTGAGGTTGAAGGCTA